CTCACGGCCTCCTCCAGACGCGTTTGATTAAGACGCGCCCACGTCCCTTAGAAGGGACGTGCCCTGGTTGGCGTGGTGCTGACGGCCAACGGTCGTCCGGACTTCGCCAAGTGATCCACGTTCTCGAAGGGGTCTTCCCCCCTCTTCAGGAACCACTTGAGCAGGGCACCGTAACCATCCACAGAGTTTGTGGGTAGTTCGGCCCTCACTACAAAACCCGTGACAAGCGGGTGATGTAGTCTGGGACAGTACGTCTCGGTATCATACCCGAGGAACGACTGCCTGCCCAACACCGAGCTCGACTCGGACACGTAAGGAAAGAGCACTCGACCTGACCTAGTCAAGATGCTCTCGAGAAACGGGTCCAGAGCTTCCACAACCTTCCAGTAACCAGCCTTGTAAAGCTGGTTCCTGAGAGATACAGTGGAAATGAGCTCGCGCGAGTCCTGCTGTCTGGTAGGTAGTAGCGTGCGGACGCGAACGATGGAGACATCCTCGCCAGCATAGTACTCCTTGCCACAAGACTCCCGGAACCTTCCGTTCCAGAAAGACTTGCCCTTGTTGACTCGAAGACCAAAATCTTCGAGCGCCTGGGTGACAGCAGCGGCGAAGTCTGTGGGGACAATGATATCGTCCCCATAGACACGCACCTTCCCCTTAAGCTCATGGATGAGCTTTCGGGACATCCGCCGGTTGAGCCCATCTTCAATCCCGCAGAGGACGATGGTGCAAAACACCATCGCCTCAACAGGAAAGCAGAGGGCCGAACCCATGGACGCGAACTTGGCCAGGCGTACAACACCATGGCCAGGCACATCAGCCTTCCGTGAACGCGCCGCATCGATGGCCCCACTTACGTGAGACCACGGTTCGACGAGCGCACGTACGAGCTGATTCGAGACGCGATCGGATGCTTCGCTCAGATCGAGCGTAGCGAGGTCACCCATAAGGGACCCCTTCCGTGCCATGAACCTGTTAGGGTCCTGGTCGGTAAATCCGATGATCCATCTGTAGGGGTTAGTCTTCCCCTCAAGATGGGTCACGAGAGATTCCGCTATCGCCTGCTGCGCATACTGCATCGCAACTGGCTCTACGGCGATCACTCGTGGCGTCTTGAGCGTTTTAGGGACAGTGATAACCCTCACGGGTCGTTCACGCCCAGGTTCGAGGAGATCCACGTGGTCAAAGTCCTGGTATGCTCCTGCATTGGGGGCTATGAAGCCTTCCAAGAAGGGGAACCAGGTCTCTAACCGTTCCGTCCACTCCGTCTGAGAGTACTTCTGGTTTCCCAGGATACCCTCAGCGGTGGTGCCCGGGCCATGCTTAGGGATGACAGCTGGAACGCTGCCATCACCGTAGATGTCCCCATCTACGGCCGTGAGAACATCACGCCAGAGCATGTGGCCAATGCGTTTGAACTGCTCCTTGCGGAAGTCAGTTCTGGATGCATCAGCCTCACGGACCTCCTGCTCACACTCGATGAAGCTCCTCACAGCCGCTTTTACGCGGCCTTCAGAGCATTCGAGGCCCACCTTCCCAAACATCAGAGTAATCTGACGAATGGATCGGATGGCATCGACTGAAGGTTCATCGAGCAACCGCCCGGAAGCACGGTCGAAGATGAGATCGAGAAAACCCCCGAGAAATCTGGGGAGCTCTCCACTTCGCTTAAAACCCGCGAAGTGATGTCGATCTACCTGGCCAAGGTCAAGACACTTTTCGGTGTCCTTTCCAAAGTCAGGCAAGGTTATCGTGAGAAACGACAACCCTTCATCATCGACACGATCCGTGATCGTTTTGAGATCACGGACGGTGCTAACGCCACACCAGTCCCCGCAGTCTGCGAGGACTTCCCGCATGAGACACATGAGGCTTTTCATGGACTACTCCTATCATGTAGGGGCTAGGCCATCCCGAGCACTCATGTGCCACCTCCCGATTTTCCCCCAGTACTCCGGGGGAACTCGGTCTCTTCCTAATCCGTGAGGATCAGGACTCGCCACCAAGAAGCTTGGTGACGTTGGCACCGGAAGAAGCAGTCAGCCACGCCGTCAAGGCGTCGATGATCTGCTTCTGCTCCACGATCGTGAACCCCACGGGGGGAACGTCCGCAACGATGTAGGCACTCATCGAGTACGGAGTGTTCTGCGCGGGAAACAGTGGATCAGCAGCAGTCTTCCGGAGGTCAACCCTGGCCGTCCGTCGCGTGCGCTTTCCATAGGCGCTCGAAACGGTCAGCTTCAGATTGCCGTCGTCCTTACTATAGACGGCGCCACTCTGATTGGTCTGAACGCGCGGAAGCGCGTTCGCCACAGCGTTGACAGTGAGAGACTGAGGGTCGGTGAACATGAATGCATGACTCCTGCGGTTGAAGCACGAAGTCCGCCACTGGTTGCGGCGGATCATCGTGTGGGATGGATCGTGGAATACAGGATGATAGCACGAGTGCTACCATTCCCGCGACTCCACAGGCTGCAAGCCAGAGAAAGCATCCGATGGACGCTTCCTCCGAAAGGGACTGATCATGGATACGATCCTTCCCGCTCACAGCAGCTTGCCCCCCTTGGAGATCCCAAGGGCAGACAAGATGGCCCACTGACGAGTCGTAAACTTGTCAGGATCCAGGCCAAACCCGTAGGGGGTCGCCTTGACTCTTTTCTTCACCTCTGTGGTGAAAACCTGAGACAAGGGCCCTCCGGTACCATCCGCATAGACGACACCGTCGAGCAGGTACGTGTCACTGATGACCATATGGCACATCATGTAACCGTACCTCATGACCAGACCGTCGTTGTGGAAGGCCGAGAAGTTATGGATAACATCACCCATGTTACTCGACCAATCAACGAGCCAGCTCCACGGGGTCAACTCCCATAGGAGCTCGGGTGTAACCCGAGCTCCGAACAGTTTCGCGAGATCCTGTTCCGTACGCCTTAACTTAGCACGGGCACTATCGCCGCGCTCATAGTAGTAGGTGTACGCTCCGGAGAACCAGTAGCGGGTGATTGTAGTCCGCTGTCTGGTGAGTCGACCCGATGTTTGGAGGTACGCACTAGGGGAAGCCGTCCGCAAAGGAGGACTTCCGTAACTAATGTTGGAGCTCAGAACTTCGGGCTCCTGTACCTCCCGCACCTCTGGGAAGCTGTAGCGACGCCTGACAAGGCGCCCAGAATCGCGCTCAAGTTGGTCCAGTACGGTTGAACCCGTACGGACCGCCTCTCCGAACTTCCGGAGGTCTCCGAGGATAGGCTTTATCCCAAATTCAACGTTGATGTACTCGTCGGCTAAGCCGCCGGGTCCACCACGATTGACATAGGATGAGCCCGGAAGGGTAGGAATACCCTCCCGTAGTTCCCCGAGAAACTGAGCGGCTCCAGCAACTGGATTTGTGGGGATCGTCCTAGCAATAGCAGTCGAGCCGAGCGCGATCATACGATCACGCAGGTCAGACGGCACGCTGGGATACAGGGACGACCGTGGACCTACATTGCACTCTCGTGCATAGATGGGCCCGTTGTACCGGTAGGTGAACGTGCCTGACGAACGGAGAATGTTGAGCGTTCTAGGAACGCCTTCGATTCGCTGCTTGACAGACTCGAACTCCCCCCCAAAATCCCCGTTACGGATGAGGTTTTGAATACGACCTGGTGGCGTCTGGCCCTTGCGGGCATAACGCTTCAGGATGTCTTCTCGACCCCGCCATAGCGGATGATTCTCAGAGTCAGTGCGCTCATGACCTATCTGTTGATGCACGAAGTCCGATGTACTGGACGCCGTGCTCGTGGATAGAGTGGCAGAAACCTTACCTAGTGGTTGAACCACCAGGTCGCGTTCCTTAACCACCTTGTCATTGAGTGACATGGAGCTCTCCTGCGGGTCTCAGGGACTAGTTGTCCGTTCGGGGAGGCTCTTCCCGAACAGGCTAGCCCCTGGGAGCAACTGCCTGGATTTGGAGAACCCAGGCAGAGGTGACGGTATTAGCGCCAAGGCGGGCCCCTAAG